GCATTCATTCTTGCAAACTGGAATTTACCGAATAGCTGTTCTAGTGCTTGTTGTTTTTGTAGCGGATCAAGTGAATCTAATGCTGACTGTAGGCCCATTATTGTGGCCGTTAAGTCTCCTGCATTTTTTGAAACAATTCCTTTAAGGTCAATTCCAAATCCTTTAAACATGTCTACCGCAACACCAGTTGGATTTACAAGTGCTGCTAATGCAGACTTGAGTGCGTTTGCTCCAGAAGAAGCATCAATTCCTCCTTCTTTCATTGCGGTCATATACAGCGCAAGATCCTGAATGCTTCCGCCCATTGCTTGAATTACTGGACCAGCTTTTGGAATAGCCTCTGTTAAATCTTCAAGGCTTGTAGAGGTTTGGTTTTCAACTGCGTTAAGAAAGTCAATTGATTGTGTAAGCTCATCTGTATTTTGCCTAAATGCATTTTGAATTGCAAGAGTTGCTTTCATGGCTTGCTGTCTGTCTACTTCACCGAGAACTGAAAGTCTTGTTGTTTGTTCTGTTGCTTGTATTAAATCATTTCCTTGTTTACCAGTTGCGGCCATGTCTGCGGCAAGTGCGATTGTGTCCTTGTATGCAACTCCATAAGATGATGCCATAGCTTTTGCTGTGGCTTCTACATCTTTTTGAACCTGTGCTAGCTCTGCTTTAGAAGTTGCCGATAGCCCACCATAAACTTTTGTAAGTCTTACTATTTCTGTATTAGCATCTAAGAATGCTCTTTGAGCCGCCATTCCAAATGCTGCAAGTGGTACAGTTAATCCAACAGTTAATTGACGACCAGCCCATTGAGTATTTTTACCCCAGTTAATTAATTGATTAGACCCATCAAGCATTACCTTGTTCATGATAGATGCTTCGTGTCTTGCTAATGCCGTCTTGTGCTTTATTGAATCTAAGCCTTTTGCAACATGAACTTGATATTGCATAAGTCCTTGTGCATTTTTACCTAGTGGCTGAACAACTGCATTCTCAAGCATTACCTGCTGTCTTGCAAGATCTTTTATTAATCCGCCAGAACTTTTAGTGTTATCTCTCCATACCCTAAAATATTGATTTAGCTTTAATCTTCCTGAGTCTAAATTTTTACCAAACTTTTCTACATCAGAATTTAGTGTTACAAAGTGTGTAGCGTATTGCCCAGTAGAACGCAAAGTCTCGGCGAATTGCTTATTCATTACAGCAATTTGTTGTCCGAGCCTTGCGTTAGTTCCTACTGTTGTTTCTTGGAGTTTTAAGAGTTGGGCAGTAAGCCCCGCTAACTGAGCTCTTAGGCTCGTAAAGTCTGCGTGGGCGGTAATGTTGGTGGTGATTAAATTATCTGCCATATATATATGTTACTCTATAGAGTATCCTAATCCCGCTCCAATACCAAAGCCAGCTTGCGCTGCAAATGAGCCTTGTAGTGAAACAACGTCATCTGCTGATGTGTTTATTCCAAGCGCTCTTCTTTGAATATCTTCGAAGGATGACCCCTCCTCTTTTTCATTACTGCTATCATTTAATTCAATGCCCTGTATTGAAGCTAAGAACTTTCTTTTTTCCGATTCAGTTTTTTGCATTGCTTTAAATGTTATTACTAGTTCTGGCATTGAGAGGTTGTCTTCTAGATCTTCGTAATTTTTCCAATTACCTAAAAGAAAAACTTCCCCCTCTAAAGCGGCTAAATCTAGTTCTGACCAGCCAGAACCGCTGCCGCTAGAAGGTTTGGGTCGTCCATCTTAATCCCGCCACAGACTTCAAGAATGCGATTAATTGTTGGAACATCCAAAACATCTTCAAATGCGTCTCTGTCTTTTACCAAATCTGGTAGCTGCTTTTCTAGTGCTACTGCACAAGCATCTATTAGAATTGTAAGTGTTTCATCTTCTGTTGTTGCGTCTGCTGTTTTGCCGATAGCTGCCATAAACTTGCGAAGCTCTTTAATTGTTAAAGGCTTTAGCTTTACGTTTGCTCCGTTTGCTAGTTGAATTTCTTCAACATCATATACTGTACTTGCCATTTTAATCCTCCTAGGATTCTGTCTTAATTATTGTATCATATGCAAAATATAATAGCAATAAAAAACCCCCCAATTTCTTGGGGGGCTTTTATTAATTAATTAATATTAATTATAACCAGCTACGGTCTACGATTGTACCGTATTCTGCACCCTGGTAATTACCGTCTGGAAGCAGACGGAATGTTACTGGGAATGTTGATGCAGCGTTACGAGCCAAAGAGAACTGTGACTGTTGTACAGAAAGGACACGACGTCCATAATATACACGCTCAGTCTTTGAGTTTGCTGCAGTTGTTGGAGCCTGTCCAATTGCAACTAGCTGACGCTCAACTGGAGCTTCTCCTAGTGCACCTGCTGCAAGACCTAACTTTGTGTTACCCTCTGTAAGTGTTGCTGATGACTGTCCAAATACTGCAAGAACGTTCTCAAGAGTACCTTCTGCCATTTCTGTTGCAATCATAACTTCCATTGTTTCCTTGAAAAGCTTAGCTGTATCTAGAAGCTGATCTACTGTTACTGAACCGTATGATGGGTTGTATGTAACCTGAAGACCATTGTTTGTGTAACCAACGTTGCGGTATGCAAACTTGTTAGCACCAAGAGTTGTTAGATCAATCTTGTTAAGTGTGTCTGTGTAAGACTCTCCAGCTGTTGCTGCTGCTACTGGTGTAGTTGTTGCTGCCTTTGGTGCTACGAATGCTGGAACCTGTACTGGACCTGTTGTTGGGAACAATACTCCTGCTTCTGCGTTTTCTTGATATCCTGCTGTTGTAACGTCTAAGTTTGAAATAAATAGTGGTGAAGCACCAACTAGAATATTTCTAGCGTTACCTGCGACTTGTGTTGCCATATTGTAAAACCTCCTGTTAAATAAATATATATATTGACTTACTTTTAAATCTAAATCAAAGCTGGCTAGGCTTTTTCCTCTTAGCTAATTTTACTGGATAACTGAACTAAACGCAACTAGTTGAATCTGCCTGTGCCGTCCGTGGTCCTTGAGTACTTTACCTCCAGGATTACGTCGGTAGACATAAATCCCTTGAGCTCTACTGAAGGGTCTATGGGGGATGTCTCGACCACATGTATGCTATGGAATATTAATTTATTGGTTTCTTTTGCCAGATTGGCATCTTTAGCAGACTCATCCATTCTTCTAAATAGGTCCACCATAAGGTTTCTAATTTCATAGATCTCTGTTACGTCTGTGGAGTATATGGTAAATAAAATCTTCTCACAGCATATAAGCCAATTCTCCTCATAAGACAATCCTATCTTGTCATAGACTATATGCTTTTTGCCGTTTAAAAATTGATCAAATTCTGGGGATTGCTGTACTGGGACAAGTGGGACTATTTCTCTACCTAGGCTGTCTGAGTAATAATCATATGGATTGAATATGCCTGAAGACTTTAATTCTTTCCACAAGAATTTGCGAAGCTCAAACATTGCGTCTATTTTATAATCTATTGTCATAGTGAGCCTCCAAATGCTGACTCTAATGCCGCATCAGCCTGTAGTCTTATTTTACCAGCACTAAAGCTATATTGCACTTTTCTTATGTTCATTGGAAGACTTAATGCTTTTGTTATTTTTGAATTAAATATTCTTTGTAGCCCTGATGACTTTATTGAAGAATTTACTAGAGGCCCACCAAAAAATCTTCCATAAGATAAAGAAAATTGGTGAGATGCCTGGGAACCACCAGGCTTTCCAACGGTGACTGAGCTACCTTTTGGCATGAAGACTGTCTCACCATCCATTTCAAATACAAGTCGCTCAGCGGACCTTGGGCGGATTACTATGGGCATCCCAGCTTCCATGACATCAGCTTTATTTGCAAAGACATATTTCTTTTTTTGTTTTTTGTCTTTAGATGGCACGGGAGATTTAGACAATTTAAAGTTATAATTTATTTTGAATGATAGTCCGTTTGTGCCAATTGTATATAGATTAAATAATCTTGCTGTCGGGACGCCAGCCTTATTCCATTCGTATACGTGGTGTAAGGACTTTGGCTTAACTCTTGCTTGGGCATCAACATAATTTCCAAAGTCTTTTTCTATTTGATTAAATATAGTTGTTTTAAATAAATTCTTAAAATCATCATTTGCAGTAAGCTTTGAAAGCACCATTGCATCATAATAAAGAAATGCAGAAATTTGTGCAACCGTGCTATCTTTAAGTATCCCTGGCGCTGTACCTGCCATAAGTCTTTCAAGCCCGCTAGCAGCTTGAATTAAAGCTACGCTAGAATCCAATTTCCTGATTCTCTGATCTCTTTGCAATAGAGTTATATGCAATAACATTTCCGAATGGGTCAGTGATTGGTGTAGAGCTGATAACTTCAAATACTGTTGGTGTATTGTTTGGATAATTTATCTCTTTCCAAACCACATTGCCATTCATGTCTCTAACATTTGTAACCTTTTCTCTATAGGTTATTGGGTCTGGTGTTCTTATTTCAAGCATCTGTTCATTTGAATACTTGTTACTAAACACTTGTCTATCCCCGCCTCTTCCAGAACCAGAATTTGAAATTATTCCTTTAGCCGAACATGGAACAGATCTAGTAAAAATCCATTCCTTTTTAATGGCACCAGTATTTTCATCTTGAGTGTCTAATTGAAGATAGATGTCTAGCTTCATTGGCATTAATGAAGTTGCTAGGCTCATGTTAGAACGCTACCATTCCATTCAATACGTATGGAGAAAGAAGCTGGTCTGCGTACAGGTTTCCAGTTCCTTTATGTGCATCTTGCAAGAATTCAAACTTCCAATCAAATGTACTAATATTTTTTACGTACTTATCTTTCCAAGCACGATCTTGATCGAAGTACTGCTTAATTAATACTATGCATGCTTCTTCAACATTATCTGGTATGGACGACCATCCGAATCTTCCTTGAACAGAATATCTGCGATCTTTTCTAAATGCGGCAGAAAACCCTTGGTCGTTTATTGTAGGCTGAACCATTCCGTTTGCAGAATAAATCATGTCGTCCATCAGCTGCTGTCTGTTTACCCTAATACCAAACCCAGATTCAGAAATCATAGGGACGTATATCCAGTTTTTAACATTGTTTATGTTGTCTATTAAAAGGACATCATTCTCATATACCTCATGAATTTCATTAAGTTTAAATGGCATAGGCAAAATGTCTGAACCTGAGCCATAAACAATTTGCTTGTCATCGTATAAGTGGAAAACCTGATTAGTATAAATCTCAATAAGTTTTCTTGCATATTTTTCAGCCATCTGCAAGTCGTGATATGACTTATAGTTTGGGTCAGAAGGATCTGTTCCAAAATTTAAATCATCAATAATGTCTGATAGGTTTGCATATGGGGTTACTACGTCTGTAAAGTATATATGTGAGCCCTGATTATTATTAACCGTGTACCGCCACTCTACTTTAAATTTTCTATTTCTTTTGCAGAGTGCCAATGGCAAAACAACCTGATATGTCCCCATATCAGTTTCTAGCTTTGTAGCAGTAAATGTACCCACTGGAACATTTGGGTTAACTGCTGGGTGAATGGTGTTGTCTTCAGTAATATCATATACTACCGCTGTAACAGCTCCATCTGCATCTACTAGTTCTCCACCCCAAAATATTTTTGTTTTAATTGGTGAAGTTTGATCTTTGTATATTTCTGCCATTAACTTATGTTAACGTTTAGTTGTAGAAGTCTTGAACTTCCTTTGGTGTCGCTAAACGAAAACCCTCCTCTGTATCAAAGATTTTTTGAGCATCATCTTCAGACATTGCTATAAAAGGATGATCTTTTGTAAAGGTATATCCGTGGATATCGTATCTGTGATTATCTCTTGTCATTCTTACAAGCAGGGTATCTTCTGGTTGCGCTTTTGGATCAAACTTTGGAAGAATTTCAATTTCTTCTGTGTCTCTTTCAATTGCCTCTACCGTACTTTGATATACACTCCAGGTAACGCCTTCTTCTGCTAGAGCTGCAATAATGTCTTTTTTATTCTTTAGGCCTTCTGTATCAACTGCAAAATCTGTTGCAATTACTTTTAATTCAGCCACCTTTAATGTGTCAAACGACATATTTTATTTCTCCTTTTTCTAGGTCCTTTAATTATAGCATTGTTAAATTTAAATGAAAAGCCCCCAAAATTAATTGGGGGCCTTTCTGTAGTCTAATTCTTAATTAATTAAGAAGCAACCTTAACGTTCTTTACAACTACCCAAGCGTCTGCCTGCTCGATTTGAACGCCAACACGAGTATACATTGTGTACTCAATTGTGTCCTTACGTGGCTGGAAGAAACGGTAAACAGTTACATCACGCTTGATACCAATAACTACGTTATTTGGGAATGTCAAGTGGACGTCTCCGTGTGAACCTGATGGGCTTGCGTATGTACCTGTCTGTGTCTCAGGAAGCAATGGAACTTCAACGATTGGAATACCAAATGCGTATGGAGCTACATATCCTGCTGGACCTCCAAGAACAGGAACATCACCACGGATAATGCCAGAGGCAATATCTTGTGGAGTAACGTTCTGAATGTTCTGTGAGTTAGAGAACAAGTAATCTTGGATCAAGTTTGATCCAGAAAGGAAGCGAAGGTCTGTACGACGTTGCTTGTACTTACGTGGCATTGCCTTAAGAGCCTTGTTGAAGATCTCACGGGAAATTCCTGCACCTGCTGCATCTACTACACGACCATGTGTCTTTGCCTTCTTAACTGCACCGTCAAATGACTTGTACAGAGCATCGGCTGAAAGTGATGTGTCACCGTTAAGAATAAGATCTTCGATGTCATTTCCAGCTTGTGTTGCCATCATACGTGCAATGTGATCTTCAAGATCTGCACCTTCGATGTTGTCTTCTAGAGACTCAGTTGAAAGTTCCCAGTCCATGCGGAGCTTCTTTGTTGTGAGAGAGATCTTTGAGAATGTTACACCCTGGTTTACAGCTGTGTTTTCTCCTTCGGATGCAAGCTTTACAAGCTTTTCTCCTACTGACATGCGATCAATTTCTGTTGTGTCGGATTTCATACGAACCGTACGTGCAACCTTACCAATTACGGTAGCATCGAACATATAGTCCAAGAATCTTGCTGATTGTTCTGGGTTTAGAAGTCCACCGTTGCCATTTTCTGAAGCAACATGAACGCCTGAACCACCTGTTGAAGAACCGAACCCAGTTGATACTGTTGTACCAGCTGCTGCGGCCTTTTCTAATAATTCATTACTCATTTTTATTTCACCTACCTTATTTTAGTTAAAGATTTCATTTACGGAACCGAGGAAAGCTCCTGACCATTTTGATTTGGATTTGGTAAACACCTCAGACCCGCCAAGGTCAGAGGACTTCTTAATTGCGGTATCGCCTTCTACGGCATCAACCTGCTTTTGAACACCATCAATGGTGCCCTTTATTTCTGTCACAGCAGCACTAAGTGCGCTGTGCTTTTCTGCCAACTCAGAAATTCTATCGTCGACGCTCTTGCTGAAAGCTTCTACAGATGTTTTAATTTCTGTAACTTGTGCAGCATTTGCTTCTGTAGCTTTTGTGAGTGTCTCTGCGAAAAAGCCTTTTAGATCGCCTAACATTTTTGCAAAATCAGGTTCATCAACCATAACTTCTACTGTATCGGCTGCTTTTTCAACGTTGTCGGCAGAGGCTTCTTCAGTTGCAACTTCTGCAACCTCGGATGATTTGTCAAAAAGATCGACATTTGCTTCATCTGCTGCTGGAGCTTCTACGGCTACGGCTTCAGTTGATTCGATTGTTGCTTCTGCTGTTAAAGCTTTTTCAACATTATCAATGTTTGTATCTGACATTTTATTACCTCCTTCTACGTTTGCCTGTTTTGCTAATTGTGTTTCAGGCAACGGTAATCTTGACTTCTTGAATGAAGCAAGAATCTTATCTATCTCTTTTGACTTATTGATATCTGAACTTTCTACCCAACCGATTAGCGCAGCTGGTTTTCCAGATATAGGTGAATCAAAAGTTTTTTCTGTGGACATAAACACTGAGTCGCTGTCCTCACAATAAAAAATATTTTCTGTTACTACATTTGCAGCAAGGCCTTTGTAAATCATTTGTCCGTTAACCTTTTCGATTGACAAAATATTACATAGCTCGTTTGCTGGTGAGTCAACAATTGAAAGCTCAACTAGATCATAATCCTTGATAAATCTAACTGCTTCTCCTGTTGCTTTGTTAACTTCGTTGTCTGACTCTTTAATCTTACCGCCGATTGAAAAACCAGAAAGAGTGCCATCAAGAACTTTTTCCCAAGTATCTTGTGCACCCTTTGAAATGTATGAAGTTACATAAACTCCATTGTAAAAAGTTTGAGACTTTTGATCGTAGTATGTTTCTGGCTTGAATGAAACAACTTTGCCTACTGCATTTGATTGATGCATCTCACGGAGATTTCCTCTGAAGTTTTCAAAAGCTTTTACGCTTGCTTCTGCTGTGACTACATCGCCTGTCTGGTCAACATTGTCTAATGTTGCAAAACCAGATACAGTTCTATTTTCTCGATTGACCTTAGTAAACGGAATCGACAAATGTAGATTTTCGCCATTACTAGACCAATGGCCTTTTTCAATGTTCATATGCTTAATTTTAGTGGTTTATCTACTATAACGCAAATAACAGTTGATTAAACTTATTTGACTTTTGGACCATCGCCCTTGGGGTTTCTGGCCTCTCCGCTTTTATCTGGGGCATTGGCTGATCTTTGTTGATCTCGCTTTTTATTTCCAGTGGATTTTGCTTTCTGGTCAGCCACCTGCTGTGGCTTTAAATCTACCATTTCGTCCCCGCCGTCAACCGTTGTCATATTCTTTCTAATACGAACTTCGTTTGGAGTTATTACCTGCATTCTTAAATAAATTTCATCAATACGGCTTTGGGTCTCTTCATCAGTAAGACTGAGCTCGTTGAATTTTAATTGTACGACATCTGTCTTTTCTGCAATTAAATAATTTAATTTCTTTTCAAGTCTATCCTGTGAAGGTCGACAAACCTGTTCTTTAAATGTCTTGTCAGCATCTCTGGCAGCTGCTAGGTTAATCCCCTCTGGGATACCTATCTTGCTAATTGGAACACGGTGGGCCAAAAGAATTTCATCTCTATTAGACTTACGATAAATATTAAATGAAGACTCTTGCTCTCCTGCTTCAATTGGCTCCATCTTAAATTCTGTTTTTGAGTCTGGAGTATCCGCTGGAAGTGGGATATAAAGGGATCTGTGATTCTTGCCTTTTAGTCCAACCTGGAAAAATTCAAGCAATTTTCTTTCTGACTCTGGTGAAAGCTTTGCTCCTTTTACTGTAATAATATATCTTGGGACCGCCTTGTTTTCA